GCTCGGCACCACCGCCACCCCGACGCTGACGCAGGGCGGCGCGGGCACGCTCGGCAACGCGACCTACTCGGTCATCTGCGTCGCGCTCGGTGTGCAGGCGTACTGGGACTTGGCGGGTCTCAACAACGGCAACATCAACCAGAGCTTGGCTCTGGCGACGGCGACCGTCCCGGCACAGGTGGTTCGCACCAACGCGGACGGCACCACGGACACCTTCGGCGGTGGCAGCGCGCAGAAATCTGCGGCGGCTTCGCTGGCGGTCACGGGCGGCCAGAACCTGTTCGCCACGGTCACGCCCATCAAGGGCGCATACGCCTACGCATGGTTCTGCGGCGCGGCGGCGGCGGAGCGTCTGGAGAAGATCACCACGATCAACTCCGTGACGTTCAGCACCGCTCTGGTCGGCACGGGCCAGTTGGCATCGGCGCTCACGGCGGTGGACAGCTCGACCTCGGCGCTGGAGTACGACGGCCTGCTGACGCTGGCGAACAAGTCAGGCAGCGGTGCCTATTACAACGCGCTGGCGACGGGTACGCCGGGCACCGGCACCACACTGACGGGCGCTGGCGGTCGTATCGTCGAAATCGACGCTGCGCTCGCAAGTTTCTACCAGCAGTACCGGCTGCAGCCGACCCACATCTTCGTGAACTTCGTGCAGTTCCAGAAGATCACGAACGTGATTCTCGGTCAGGCCAACCCTGCCGTGTACTTCACGGCTGACGTGAACAGCCCGTCGAACTTCGTCGCGGGTCGTAACGTGGGTAGCTACCTGTCGCCCATAGACGGAACCGTTATCAGCATCGTGGTTCATCCGAACATGGTGCCGGGAACGATTTTCTTCTACACGGCGGCGGTTCCCGCCTACGTGGACGGAGTGAGCGACATCGCCCGCATCCGCACCCGTCAGGAGTACTACCAGATCGAGTGGCCGCTTCGCACCCGAAAGTACGAGTACGCCGTGTATGCGGACGAGGTGCTCCAGCACTTCCTGCCGCCATCAATGGGTGTGCTCACCAACGTGGCGTAAGGCTGATGGCAACGCGCCCGGCCCTCGAAAGGGGGCCGGGCTTTTGGAGTTCTCAATGCTGAATAAATGCACGGTGTCCACGTGGCTGATCTAACCACGGTGGCGAATCTGCGCTCGTGGCTCAACATCACGGGCACCGCCGACGACGCGCTACTGACCCGGCTGGTAACAGCCGCATCGGTGTACGTGCAGACCTACATCAGTCGCCAGCTTCTCACCGCCGCGTACACCGAAACGATCGACGGCAATGGTGGCGACCGCCAGATTCTCAGACAGTACCCGCTCACCGCCGTTTCGGCAGTGACCATCAGCGGGCAAGTCATCCCAGTTTCTACCGCGTGGAACATCAGCGGCTTCCAGTTCGATGACATCGGCGTGACCCTGCTCGGGTACACGTTCTCTCGAGCGCGCCGCAATGTGACCATTACTTACACCGCAGGGTACACGGCTCCGCCGCTCGACGTTGAACAAGCGGTGCTCGACATGTGCTCGCTTCGATACCGCGAACGCGACCGCATCGGCTACGTGTCCAAGTCCCTCGCCGGGGAAACGGTCACGTTCATGGTCAAAGACATGAGTGATTCGGTGCGCACGATCCTCAACAACTACCGGCGCGTGTTCCCCGAATGAGCGACACCCTGATAAGCGGCGTCATCGTCGGCGGCCCCGAGGCGGCGAACAAGTTTCGCGCCAGCGGGCTTTTGCTGATCGAAGCACTGCGCAAGGGCATCGGGCGCGCGTGCCTGCTGGTGGTGGCGCGCACGAAGGAAAAGCTCAGCGACCAAGTGCTCCATGTGCGCACCGGGCGGCTTCGCCGCTCCATCCACGCTGACCCTGTCGAGGTTGTGGGCGACATGGTGACGGGCCGCGTCGGCACCAACGTCGAGTACGCGGGCATCCACGAATTCGGCTTCAAAGGCCCCGTGAGCGTGCGCGAACATCTGAGCACATCGGTGCTCGGCAACAAGTTCACGGTGCGCTCCCACACCCGCGAGATCAACATGCCAGAGCGCAGCTTCCTTCGCTCATCGCTCACGGAGCTACAGGGCGAAATCAGGGCCGAAGTCGAACGGGCCGTCGATGGCTACATCATGGGGGCGCGATGACACGAGAGCCGATCTACGCCGCGCTGTACGCGAAGCTCAGCGCCGCCGCTGGATTCGTCACCACGTCGCGCAAACTCAAGCACTGGTCGGACACGCCGCCCGCCGACCAGCCCGCGCTGTTTCTCTCGCAGCGCCACGAGACCACCGTTCCCATGCCGCCGGGTATGCCCTATCGGTACGTGTTCCACGTGGACGTGTACCTGTACGCCTACACGGGGGCCAGCCCGGACGTTGCCCCGGCCACCATTCTCAACCCGTTGCACGACGCGGTTCATGCCGCGCTCGCACCCAACGCTGTCACAGGCAAACAGAATCTCGGCGGACTCGTCGAGCACTGCTGGATCGAAGGCGACACCGCAACCGACGAGGGAACCTTGGGCAGCCAAGGCGTTTTCATCATTCCAATTTCAATCTTAGTTGTAGCTTAAAACACCGAGGACACGATCATGGCTCAATACACTTTCGGCGTCGGCAACATGTACGTGACTCAGCTCACGGACGCATCGGGCGCGGCAATCGTCAACCCGACTCCCTACCCGCTGATGGTGCTGCAGGAAGGCAGCATCGACATCAGCGCAGACGTGAAGCAGCTCTACGGCCAAAACCAGTTTGCCGTAGCTGTGGGCCGTGGCAAGGCCAAGATCGACGTGAAGGTAAAGCCCGCGCGTATCTTCGCGGGCCTGTGGAACGCGATCTTCTTCGGTCAGGGCAACACCGCTGGCCTGATCGCGAACTTCACCGACACCAGCGCGGGCACGCCGATCCCGACCACCCCGTTCCAGATCACCATTGCGCCGCCGAGCTCTGGTGTGTTTGCGGCGGACTTGGGCGTGTTCAACGTCAACACGGGCCTGCCAATGATTCGCGGCGCGACCGCCACGGCGACGGGTATCTACGCGGTGAACACGGGTACGGGTGTGTACACCTTCAACACGGCTGACGTGGCGGTGCCGGTGCAGATCAACTACCAGTACACCACCGCGACCGCAGCGACCGGCACAAAGCAGTCGGTGCTCAACGTGGCGATGGGTTACGCGCCGTTCTTCAAAGCCGACCTGACCGTGGTGTACGCGGGCAAGATCGTGACGTTCTCCATGCCGCGATGCGTCACATCGAAATTCAACTACGGCTTGAAGAACGAGGACTTCGCCATACCGGAGTTCGACTTCTCGGCGATGGATGACGGCACCGGCTTGGTGCTCAAGTTCAGCACCTCGGAAGCGTAAGCATGAACGACGTGCCATTTGAGGGGGTGGCCGTTCAGATGGCCGGGCGCGAGTGGATCGTGCCCGGCTTTTCTTTCGGCTTTATTCGACGCAACTCGGCGCTGCTGGCGTCGCTCGCGAATCTTGACTTGACCAACGAGGACGAAGTGGGCGAAGTGGTCGGGAAAATGTGCGACATCGCCTTCGCGGCGTTGAAGCGCAACTACCCGGAGCTGACGCTTGAACAGGTCGAGGACATGCTCGACAAGCGCACGGGGGATCGGTTCTTCGCGGCGCTCAAGGAAGCGTCGGGGCTGACCGCCACGGGGGGAGTGACGCCAGCGCCGAGCTGATCGACTGGGATCAGATTTACATTCACTTGCTGGCCTGCTTCCCCGGCTGGACTTGGGAGTACGTTGACCAGCACATGACCATTCCCCGGTTGCTGGCGATTTACGAGTATCAAAAAACTTCACCACCATTGCATCTGATGGTGGCTTCTTATTTCGGCCTTGGTAAGAAGGCGGGCGACAGCTCCATCGGCGGCGCGCGCGGCGACACAGATGGTTCGCTTCTCGATATGATCCCGCGCGACCCTGTGCCTTGGGCACCTGTTGGCTCGGTAAGGAAAAACAGCGATGGCTGAGAACGTCAATGTAAACATCACCGGCAACGCGGCGGGCGCGGTCTCGGCCATGAAGCAGGCCAGCGCCGCAGTCTCGACCGGCGTTTCGGAAATGAAATCCGCAGTGGCCTCGCTCAACGAGGCTTTCGCCACGTTCGCCGCGCTCGGCATTGCCACCATCATCGGTCACGAGCTGAAAGACGCGATCATGGACACCGCCAAGGAGGCGGCGAACTTCACCCGCGAAAACGTCGATATGGCGCGCAAGCTCGGCATCAGCGCCGACGAGGCCGTGGGGCTGACGCTCGCGCTTGAGGAAGTCGGCGCATCTGGCGAGACCTTCACGGGCGCGGCGATGAAGATGGATCGCCAGCTCAAATCCAACGAAGGCACCATGAACCAGTGGGGGCTGGTCACGCGCGATGCGAACGGGCATCTGAAAAACCAGAAGGAACTGGTGCTCGACGCGATCAAAGTCGTCAACAGCTACAAGGACGGCATCGACCGCAATCAGGCCGCGCAGACTTTCTTCGGTCGCGGTGCGGCCAGCACCACGGCGATGCTCAAGCTCACCGAACAGAACATGGAAAGCGGACGCGAGACTGCTGACGCCTTCGGGTTGACGGTGGGCACCGACAACGTGCAAGCCATGATGCGCTGGATAAAGACCAGCGCCGAGCTCGACGCGGCGGTGCTTGGCGTCAAGGTGAAAATCGGCAACGAAATGTTGCCCGTTGCCACCGATTTGTCCAAGTGGCTTGCCGAGGTAGCTCCCGGCGCAATCCGCATTACGGTCATCGCGCTCAATGCACTGGCAACCGTTGGGCACGCGGTCGCGGGCGTATTGCGCGTGATTCTCGACGTGGGCAGAAATGTAGCCGGTTCGCTGGTCGATTTGTTTATCGGCGTGGTGCGCACGCTTGGCGCGTTACTGGATGGAATTTCAAACGCCATAGACCTTGCGATGCACCGCGACTTTAAAGGCGCGTGGCAGGCGCTAAAAGACGGCGCGAGCAC